CTCCTTGAAGTGCTCGGGGATATTGACAAGGTGGAAGATGTCCTGAAGCAGATGGACATGGAAAACAACGAGCGTATGAAGTTCGGCAATGCGCCGGAGGAAGAGGAACAAGAGGAACAGCCGGAAGAGCAGGAAGGGTAATCCATGGCAAAGCCGAAGCAGAAACAGTCATTTGAGGATAAGGCGTTTCAGGACATGAAGAAGAAACTGGACGGCATTTATTCTCGTGCAGAAAAGGAAGCGCAGGCAAAGCTGGAAGAGTATATAAAGCGGTCTACCGAGCTGGACTCCAAAAAGCTTGAGTTGCTGAATGCCGGAAAAATCACACAGGAAGAGTATAACAAGTGGCGGGCAAGCAGGATGATGGGCGCGGAGTCCTACAAGCGAATGGTCGCGCAGATGAGCGAGAACATTTTGAACACGAATCGGACTGCGCTGGCTTATGTGAATGACCTCCTGCCGGAAGCTTATGCCGTAGGATATAATGAAATCGGCAGTGAGCCGCTGAAGGGGATTTCGTTTAACCTCGTTGACAGAAGAACTGTTCGCATTTTAACTACATCGAAAAACACGCTGTTGCCATATATTTATGTGGACGGAAAGAAGGATGTCAGATGGAATACAAAGCTGTTAAACTCAGAGATCCTGCAGGGCGTTCTGCAGGGAGAAAGCGCAAAAGAAGTTGCGAAAAGGTTAGAGAACGTTTTCGGGAAAAACGAACGAGGGTGGCTAACGAATGCAAGGACGGCATTAAACGCCGCGCAGAACAAGGGAAGATTTGCGAGTTATGAGCGCCTTGCCGATGACGGCGTAGATATGTACAAGGAGTGGATATGCTCACATGATGGACATACCCGTGAAAGTCATCAGGATATGCCGCGAGGTGTCGGCGGAGAAGTAGTTCCGTATGATCAGGACTTCTCGAATGGACTTGCGTATCCCTGTGATCCAGATGGCGACCCGGAAGAGGTTTACAACTGCCGTTGCTCAATGGCGGCGAACATCGCGGGGTTCCGGCACAAGAATTATTCTCAGGCAAGGCTGGATCGCGAGAACAAGGTTGCGGTAGGGAACGCTATCTTTGATGCGCGTATGGAAGTCGAGGCTTGGCAGTATGATGAATCGGAGTGGCGGTTCTCGGGAATCTGGAAAGACGAAGTAACACTCGAGGATTATCCAGACAAGAAGGACAGCATACAGGCAAAGGTCGATTACTTTGAAAAGCAGATGGCGAGGTATCCGCAGGGATCTGATGAATACAATAAGTTCAAAGAGCTGAGGGATGCGACACTGGAGTTTTCAACGAATGGCAGGCTGTACTGGAAGGAGAAGGACAATCTTGAAGCACTGATGCGGAAGATGAAGGAGCTTGACGGCGGGGCGGAGCCTTGGTCGCCCTTTGGGTCTGACGCATATTCTCAGGCAAGGAAAGACGCGGCGAACTGGTTTACCAAAGCAAACGGCTGGAAGAAAGCCGCCGATAAGGAGTTCCGCGCACAGGTAGGCGAAGTGTGGAGAACCTCGCCTGAAAATCAGAAGGATGCTATTTATGAGTATACGATCAGCTACAGCAAGTTCAATGAACCGCTCAGGGGCATCGAGTATGGGACATCTAAGTATCTCGGGGTTGGCAATATCAAGTTCGATGAGATAGGCGAGTGGAAGTTCGGCAAGGGCAAAGTACGCGAGCAAATAAACGCCATGACCGATATAATTGACAAGTGCGCATTGCAGAAGGATACGTGGTTCCAGAGAGGATGCCGTCTTGATGGTATGGAAAAATTTTTGCAAGTATCGAAGTCAGTGTTGAATGGGACAGAAGAAGAGCTGAAGAAGGCATTGCTCGGGAAGACCATAACAGAGTATGGATTCATGAGCACATCGTCTGCGAAGGGCGAGGGGTTTGGCGGAAGCATAATTTTTAACATTTATGCGCCCGCAGGAACAAAGGTAATGTATGTAGAACCCATCTCGTATTACGGCAATGGTAGCGGAAGATCTTGGGATGGAAAATCTACGCAGGACTCGTTCGGCTCTGAGTTTGAAAGCATTTTTCAGCAACACACTGATTTTCGCATAGCGAAGGTTACTCGCGAAAGCAAGTATGATACGATTTATATTGACCTTGATGTAATAGGGCAGGGCAAGCCGCAGAGGTGATACGATGGCTGATCATTCAAAGGAAGTGTTGACGAACAACACAACAATGCATAGATGCGCACAATGCAAGGATTGCAAGTTCAATAACGATGGCACAGAGTTCGGGAGCCGCTACGACTCCGGCTCCTGCATTATGTATCCATACCCGGGGCATAAGCCGCTAAGGGTTCTGGAGAATGATGGGTTCTGTGATTATCGGAAGGAGCGCAGGAAATGAGCAAGACTAAAATAGGTTCGACAACTCTTGAATTGCTTGATAATTCCGACAAGGTACTGCTGGGGCTGGAGATGGCGAAGAAGCGTGCGCTTGCGGCTATAGGCGCGGCGGCGGAAGCGAACGCGAAGAAGGAAATCACAAAGAAGGTGTATGACACGCCGCAGAGTCCTTACTATAAGCGCACCGGCGTTCTGAGGAACAGCATCTCGCACGCAGAGGATGATGACTCAGCATACATCGGGACGAATGTGAAATATGCGCCGTTTGTTGAGCTGGGAACATCAAGAGGGATGAAGCCGCGTCCTTACTTGCGTCCGGCGGCAACGGATCAGGTGTATATCAATCAATACAAGGCGATTCTGAAAGAATCGATGGAAAATGCATAAAAGTTGTTGACAACCTGTGCAAAAGAGTGTACTCTATGTATAGGTCTAATCACGAGGAACCGTGACCGAGGAAAAGGAGATTACACAATGGCATTAACGAGAAAGATGCTGGAAGCTTTTGGCGTAGACGAAAAGGCGATTGATCAGATCATCGATGCACACATTGAAGTTGTAAACGGGCTGAAAGATAAGGCGAAGATGTATGAATCAGACGCCGCGAAATACGCCGAAGTCAAAGCAGAGCTGGACGGGCTGAAGAAGGAAGATTACAAGGCGAAGTTCGAGAAAGAACACTCGGAGTTCGAAGCGTACAAACAGTCTGTCGAGGAGAAGGAATCGCGGACGGCGAAGGAAAAGGTCGTTCGGGAGTTCTTTGAAAACAAGGGTATTACCGGGGCAAACCTCGATATTGCTATGCGCGGAGCCTCCGCTGAAGTAGCACAGATCGAGGTGGAAAACGGAAAGATCAAGGATGCGAAGATCCTTGAAGACCTTGTGAAGGGCACCTATTCTGGGCTGATTTCTAAGATCGGGAAGAAGGGTGCGGAAACCGCAACGCCTCCGGGCAATAGCGGGGCAACGCCTATGACCAAGGACGAGATCATGAAGATTGTTGACACTACAGAGCGTCAGAAGGCATGGGCGCAGTATATTATGACGAAAGGAATTGGAAACTAAAATGCCTGATCCTACTTATGTTGAAAGCTTTACCAAAGCTCGCGATATGCTTCCGAACGTCTATACGAACATTACCGCGAGAGAAATCGATTTTGTTACCCGCTTCGGTCGCAACTGGGAAGCGCTGAGGGAAGTCCTCGGCATTATGCGCCCGGTTAAGAAAGCGCCGGGTAGCAAGCTGATCAGTTACACCGCATCTGTCGCTCTTGAGGATGGAGATGTTGATCCCGGTCGAGTCATTCCCTATAGCAAGGCGACTATTGCTCAGGTCAGCTATGATGACCTGTCCATCAAGAAATACGCAAAGGCTGTTCCGATTGAGGATGTCCACAAGTACGGCGCGGCGATTGCCGTACAGAAGTCTGACGATGCATTCCTGAACGAACTGCAGAGCGTTGTTATGGACAGGTTCTATGACACGCTGACTGATAACAACTCCGCGCTGGCTCCCGATACCACTCCTGAAACTTTCCAGATGGCGGTTTCGCTGGCTATCGGTCTTGTCCGCGACAAGTTCAAAAAGATGCATCGCAACGTGACCAACGTTGTCGTGTTTGTCAACACGATGGATGTCTATACCTACCTCGGCGCGGCTGAAATCAGCATTCAGAGCCTGTTCGGTCTGGACTATGTGAAGAATTTCCTTGGCGCTCAGACCGTTATCGTTTCCAGCGAGATCGATCCCGGCACTGTCATTGCTATCCCTGCGGATAACATTGTCCTGTACTACATCGATCCGGGCGACAGCGAGTTCGCTCAGCTTGGGCTGAACTACACTGTCGAAGGCGAGACCAACCTGATCGGCTTCCATGCGAATGGCAACTACAGCACGGCTGTTGGCGAATCGTTCGCTCTGATGGGGATGCTCCTGTGGATGGAATACGCCGATGGCGAAGCGATTGTCGAGTTCGGCGCTGAAGGCGTTACCGGTGCAACTGGCGAGACTACCTGATAAATGAGGAGAACGGCAGATGAACGTTGTCTATGCGCTTACAAGGAATGTGTATCATTACATTCTTCCGTCAATGAAATCGCTTGCGGAGCATAATCCGAAGGCAAGGGTTTTTATTCTCGCAGAGGATGACGAACTGCCGTTCCCTTTGCCGATGAAGGCAGAGGTGATCAATGTCTCAGGGCAGAAATGGTTCCCTAAAGACGGGGTCAACTACTACAATGCCTTCAGCTACATCAATCTGCTGAAGGTTTGCTATCCGCTTATTTTGCCAGTAAAGAAGGTGATCCATCTTGACGCAGATACCATTATCTGCGACAGCCTTGAAGAAATGTGGAAAACCGATGTTTCCGGCAAGTGGGTTGCGGCTTGTATGGAGGAGAAATCTACATACAAGCCGTTCGGCAAAACGTACTATAACATGGGCGTTGCACTGATCAATCTTGAGCAGATGCGAAAGGACAAAATCATTCCCGCTCTGGTTGAATACTTGAACACAGTAAAACAGCCTTGGGCTGATCAAGATGCGTGGAACAAGTATGGGCTTGAGCAGGATAAATTTGTGCCTCTTGTGACAAAGTGGAACGAATGCTTTGCAACCGGGTATACCGATAAACCCGCTATTGTCCATTACTGCGGAATGCATGACTGGTGGACGCGCAGGAAGATGTATCGCAAGGAGTATCTGGAGAAATACAGATGAAAATCCTGATAGCAGTACCTACATTTGAGACTATATACCCGGACACATTCAAGTCCATCTATGACTTGGACAAGTGCGGGAATGAGCTTGAGTTTCAGTTTGTCAGGGGATACGATTGTGCGACTGCGAGGAACCGCATTGCTCAGCTATCCCTTGACACTGGAGCCGACTATGTCCTGATGGTGGATAACGATGTGATATTGCCGAAGG